CTTTGCAATATTTCATATCTTCCGTAGTGCGGCAGCTGCCGGAACGACCTCCTGTGTGGACACGCGAAGAGTTTGTCCAGTCATACACAGGATCGAAGTTACGGTGCTACCAACAAGCATTCGCTCGATTGGCTCTGTCGGGAGCCAAGCGTCAAATGGGTTTTTGGAAGACCTTCATCAAAGCAGAGTTTTATAACGGAACTAGCAAAGCGAATCCTTGTCCACGGCTTATACAACCCAGAACACCTGAGTATAATATCCTCATTGGCAGGTTTCTGAAGCCGGCAGAGAAGCTTATTTACAAAGCTATAGATCGGGTGTTTGGACAACACACTGTTTTGAAGTGTGACAACCCCTGGAAACGTGCAGCTACTATTGTTCAATATTGGAAAGCATTTTCAAATCCTTGTTTTGTTGGGCTAGATGCTTCCCGGTTTGATCAACATGTTAGCGCTGAAGCTTTGGAGTTTGAACATTCTCTATACAACATGATCTTCAAGGATCCGGACTTGGCCACGTATCTCCGGTGGCAGATCGATAATACTGGATACGCCAATTTTTCAGATGGCACCATCAAGTACACCGTTTCTGGTGTACGAGGATCAGGTGACATGAATACAGCTCTAGGAAACGTATTTTTGATGTGCGCCATTACCCACCATTACTTAGAATCATTGGGCATCAAATATCACTTCATCAATGATGGAGATGATTGTGGAGTCTTCCTGGAGAAGGAGCATTTACATTTGTTAGATGATCTTCCTTCACATCATTTATCTTATGGGTTTGAGATGGAGGTTGAGCAACCTGTCTTTGAGTTAGAGCAGGTTGAGTTCTGCCAGTCCAAACCTGTTCACCTCGGTAATGGTAATTGGATGATGGTGCGTAACATTCATAAAGCAATTCAAAACGATTGGTTTAATATCAACGTTCCAAATTTCGCATCCCTTAATGACGTGTTGGTGGCTACGGGAAGGTGTGGACTTGCACTTTACGTAGACGTACCAGTCCTAGGAGCAATGTATGAGAGGATGGCTTCCCTCAACCATGATGAGAAGATAGTTGGTCGGCTGCTTGACCAACATTTTAGTGGTATAGGTCGAACATGGCGTATGTTTGCATCAGAACATAGAATGTATCCCGTGGACGAGACCGCTGCCCGGGTATCACTATATAAGGCGTTTGGAATCTTGCCTGACCTACAAGAGGCAATGGAAGCTGAATTCCGGGCTTTCATAATTCCCACAGATATAAAAATTCCCTTTTTCTCAGACCCCCGTTCCAGAATCCAGTATTATCTAGATCGATAGACAATAGTAGTCAGTCATTGGTATTCATTATGCCCAAGACCAATCAACCTTCCCATGGACCTAAGGCTCCTAGGCGGCAGAGACGCCGCAGAACACAAGTCCCGCAAAATAGCCTAGTTGGCAGGTATGCACAGTTGTTGCACAATCCTGACAACGGCGATCATATGTTTGATGTTTATGATGGAGAAAGAGGCGAAACACAGAAGTTTGTCTCCACTATAACATTGAAT